ATACGAGTAGTGAGGCGCTCGATTTCAAGCACCTGGTCGCGTACATGAACATAGTCAGATACAGGGATGACACTATCAGGGTCTTGGCTTTGTGCGATAACGGTGCAGGGAAAGAAACCTTCAAAGTCGATAGCTGGCTCTTCTTTCTGAATCAGGAAGCTATCAATGGTTTTGCTTCCCCAGTAAACCATTTCGGATTCTTTACACCAAATCTCGTAAATTTCTGCTTTACCTTCGTACTTACTATCGTCCTTGTTAAAGTCCTTTGATGCTTTGTCAGGGAAGGAGTCAAAGTGTAGTTCGTCTGCTTTATCAACACCGAATAGCTTTTCAGCTTCCTGTCTTGTGACATACGCTCTACGACAACGCCAAGAAACTTCTGTTTCATTTCTAGCATCGGAGCAAAAGTAGTCACTGTATTGCACTACATCAATGACTGCTTCTTCATCATCTTTCTTTTCGATTTCCATCTTAGCAAGAACGATGCCACCTGGACCTTGGCGAGTATCAGTAAGATCGCCCTCATATGGTTGACCCTTCTCATCTGTCAAAGAACCATCTGGCCCCTGAAACAGTGCAATCTCAACATCTTCTTTTTCGATTGTAGCGCTATATCTAGCCCACAAAACTGAACGACCAGTCAGCAAAAATTGCAGAGCTGCGTTATATCCAACCTGGTCGAAAGGAAACTCGCAATCAAGGATGTATTGGATGTTACGCTCTAGGATTGTGGCACTTAGTTCGTCGATTGTGCCGCCTGCGCGTTTTCTCAGGTTTACTTCGGCTTTCGGAGTAGATGAATAATAAGCGGGCAGTAAAGTATTAACACAATACCACCAAGCATTAAGTCGTCGTTCAGTATCATTAAGGATCCCTACTTGTCGCTGTGCGTTATAAACACGGATTGATTCTTCTGCTGCTTCAACAAACTTCTTACTACGCTCTTCAGCCTTAGTGATTTCAGCTTTCCAATATGTACCAGAAAATCGCTCAACTAACGGCTTTATCTTCATATTCTTGCTCTATTTGCCTGCGCTCGCATTTGAGCAATATAGGCTTGTAGTTTGATTACACCTTTGTTCATTACTTCGGCTGGTTGCTCCCATTTGCTATCTATCAATCGTTCTTTACATAGATACCGTAAAGCGTCGGCAAGATGGTCATTTCCGGCAGTATCTAGGTCTTCCGGCTTTTTCTTGTCAATCGCTAAACTTGGCAAAGTTTCTAACAGTTGAGGACAATTGGCGCTAATATACAACAAAGCGGGCTTTGCAACCAAGCGTTGTCTTATCTGAGACCAACCTGACAACCTATCATTATCTGCCATTCTAAAGTTTGGGTGCTTGTATTTAGCAAAAACGCCGTGGAATTGGTCGGCTATAGACGGTCCGCCCTGGTTATTAAAGATACTGGGATCTGCCGCCGCGTGAACATTCTCCCCGACCGATGCCGCTGCAATTCTGTTAGCTTGTTCGACGTTATCGATGCCTTTGGAGGACATTTCACGATAGATAATGATGGCTCCTTTAGGGTAAGGAACCTCATTGCCATGATCATCGCGTCCACTACTAACAGCACCCCAGACAGCAGCAAAAGGGCTCCGATAACCCCAGTCATAGCCCAGATAGCGAGGCCAATGCTTAGGAATGTTAAAAGGTTGGCAAATATGCCGAGAACTGAACTCCGGAAAGTAGCTACCCTCATGGATTTCAAAGTCTCCTTCTAGCCACGCTCTTACAAGCTCTGGCGAGCCTACCATGTGAAGGCGATTTATGTAATCTGGATCTTGAGCTAGTAGGATTCTATTGTCATGGATCCTGGAAGGTAGGTAAATGTAGTCGAAACTAGACCCATTAGGTAAGTCTTTTGTAAGTATCTTACGCCCCATGGGTGCAGGCTTGATAAACAACTCTTTTAGCCAGTAATGACCAACACCACCTGGGTTAAACGTAAGAATTACCTGACCTCCACCCCTACCTCGCAATGCTCCGAAAAGTTTCCAAATAGGGTTTGGATCTGAATAGTTACCAGCCTCTTCGACTGCGGCGTGGCTTAAATTCTGCCCCTGATACTTTTCAGCATCACTATCATCACCTAGCGGTCTAAACCGTAAACGTGCGCCATTAGGGAAAGTAAACTGCTTTTTTTGGTCCTGCCAGTGAGCTCTAAGTGGCAAATAAATCTGCTTAGCACGTTCAATCAAGTCATCTGCTTGAGGTAGTTCTTTACGAAAGAATATAGCGTTAAAGGCTTCACCTAACTGTTCTTGATTAATAGCAAACTTACCCAAAACACCGTCAGTTTTACCACCACCTCGCGCACCACCAAACCCTACTAGCGTAATAGGGCAGTGAACTAGCATCTCCTGAGCGCCCGGTTGTGGGCTCCATACTATGCGTTCGTTAGTTTCATCCACGGTGCGTAAAACACAAATAGGCTATTACGAAACAAATTATTGATGTCATTTTCTTTCTGGTAGCGGATTTAAACTCATCCAATGACTGAATATTTCAATCGGCTTCAAATTATCAGGTTCGTTATAATCGCATATATGAGTAGCGTGATCTAAACTACCACCGTCATAATTAGCAATTACTGCATAACCTAAAACAAAATCAGGTATATAATCTTTCGTTAGCCAAAGTTGCGTAATGCCATCATCTGATTCTGGCAATCGTTCTTTAACACAAATCCATTTGCTCATTCTTCCTCCTTTGGCAATGCGGGCAATACCATCCAATAGAAGCCCTTACATACTACTTTTTCATTGGGCTTCGGCAATCTATCCTTTACAGAGATCCACTTAGGTTGTGCTGCTTTGTAGCCAGCGAGGAATGCGTTTTTCGCCCAAATATCATCTGCATACTCATCTGCCAAATCTTTAGGTGTCTTGTTCATTAGAAATCGATTCCATTCGTTTATAAACTATGGCTAATCTGAGCATCTCATGAGCCCTATCGGTGGAATCCATCGTCGCTCTAAGAATAATTGGATAGCCAATTAAATCGTCAAGGATCCTTTCGTGATCAAATATTCCTCCTCTAAATAAAGCCTCCTTAAGTTTATAGATTGCATTGTGAAATCGTTTCTCAGCTTCTGGGATTTGTGTTCTGCTAACCTTTGCAAGGCGCAAAGCTTCTTCTTTTAGGTATTCGTACTCGTTCATTTTTTTACTCGCATCCGTCATCAGTCACCATTACAGCGTTATCACCATAAATTCTTTCTACTGAACACCGAGGATTTTGACAGTAAAAATAAGTATTAACAGGGTCATCATTACTAACGGTGCTTACGTGCTTGCACCAAGGACAGCGCCTACTATGATCAGGCTCATCTTTGAAACTATGCTCTATGCCCATTAGTCACCTATTTACCCCAAGCCAAATCGTACTCTTCCTTGCTAATAGACTGCTTCCAAACGCTAGACCATTGTCTACACTTGCTGCACCTAATATATAGCCTATCAACAACTCCGCAACCTACAAAACTACACTTCTCATTCTTACACCTAAAATAAACCATTCTCTCAGGTATAATCTTAGCTGCATTTTTCCTTTTGGACCGGCGTGTAGGCTCTGGCATCGTTCGTCTTCGAGTACCTACTAAATTTGTATCCCAACCAGGAAACGATAAAAACGGTCAGCATTTACAAAACCGCCGGATCTCAACTCTAACCTACATCATCCGTCTCGTCAGGTGGATTCAAATACTTTGCTTCAAATTCTTCTCTACTCAATGGCTTAGCACTTACAACAGCGTTTATAGTGCCAACATGCTCAACAACATTGTTCTCAGTCCAACCTAGTTTCGACTTTCCAAGGTACATCAAAACTTGCGGATTACCACTCATAGCTTGCTCCATCAAACCACGAGCTACAACCTCCTGCATCCCAGCCTGACCAGCAGCATACTCCTCATTATACCACCTAGTTAACTCAATCGGACTTAACCTAGCAGCTATAGCTACAGCATTCTTACTCAATCCCAATTTAGCTAACCTAGTAACCATAGCACTTGTCTCAGCATCCTTCTCATAACGCTGACTGCTATAATCCCTCCTACCACCCCTGGGCTTACTAGCTAACGGGTTATCCACAACTACTTCCAACTCTCCAATTTTTCCGGATAGTTCAGTGTCTACATTTTTAATTTCTTTATCGCTCATAAGCTTAATATCTCTTGTCTCATTCTATCAGATATAACCTGGCAATATGCTTCTTCTTTTTCAATTCCAATACATTTCCTATTCATATCCTTGGCAGCTCTAAGCGTTGTGCCACTGCCAGCAAACGGATCTAATATAGTTTCTACCCTTTTTTTTAGCTTTGTATCAGCCTGGTCTATACACCATTTCATAACGTCCAATGGTTTCTGTGTAGGATGCCACCTCTGCTCTGGGCGTTTTTTCATGCAACCATTCCAAAGATAACTCAACCGCCTTACAGCACCAGGCAAATTAGTCCACGCTAATTCACAATCGGCAAAGTCACCTGTAATATGCTTATCCCACACCAACCAACAAGATGACGCCGGCATCGCATAATAGTTACCACCAAAGATAATAGCCGGACTCTTTATAAAACTATCAATTAACCTTTGCTCTATAGGCTTGTTATCCCAAGACGCAGCACCATAATCCTTAGCTACAGCTAACTTGCTTCGACTCTTGTTAGCGCCAGCCGCTTCACCTATTCCATAAGGCGGATCAGTCAGTACCAAATCAACCTTAGGCATTAACGGTAACAACTCCCTACAATCACCGTGGTACAGCGTCACGTGCTCATCCTGGTAATACGGCTTAGGCAATTCTGAGATTTTTAAAATTTCAGCAGTCTTGGATTCAACTTCTGGTTTTAAATCATCTTCAGTTTGCATAACTTTAGCCTAATAGTAGAACAAGGTTTGGGTAGTAAGTTTAGGATTTTTATGTGAGAGATGGGATATAGGCATGTGGAGTAGCGAGCCGAGTTTTAAATTCGTTTTCATTTTGGAAACTGAAACCTAATCCACACGCTGCAAGGTACTGAAACCATTTGAGATTCTTACTTAACTAGTTTTCTAATTCTCGTTAGGTAGGATAGCATAACAATATTAAATACTTATCAACGTTATCAACATTAGATACACCTATCCCGTAACCGATTGTTACTGATCTATCTCAGTGCATAACATTAACAAGCACAGAGATATCAACTACTTAGTAATCTCTATCAGCATCTCGCACCAATCTTCATCACTTAAGCCGCTTATACGTTTGAGATGTAACAGCTCATCTATCGTATAGAGTCTCTTGTTACGTTCACGTTGGACTATGCAGTCTCTGCTACATCCTACGAGCTTACTCATCTCATTCTGCGAGATACCAAGTATCGACCGTATCACTTTATACAGTATTCCTCGTTCAGTCCGTTGTCTTCTTAATCGTTTCGCCGTTAGTAGGATCTGCTTCGGCTTTTCCGTGTTCACTTGATCAACAGTAAACATCTAATATCATTAAGTATTTTATAGTATCTTTTAAGTATAGCTAACTACTTGAATCAATTAAACAAATATATACTTAAATTTTATGTTTATACAAGTCTATATCTATAATGCTGTGCATATGATCTATGACACCGCTATAAGCATGACGTAGCATCACCGTAATCTGATAAGTATGCATGACATTAATCTATAAGCTCGCCATAGCTCGCGTCGTCTCGCTATCGCTCGTTTCCATAAAGACGAAATGAGACATTGTTATATTCAAAGTATTTTAAAGAAAGTTGCACTTTTTTCATCTTTTTTTTGAATACGTAGCTAACTAGTTGAATGCTATAGACATAAAAGTTTATGAATCTTTAAAGTTTTCCTTGCCATCCTACGAATATATATGTATACTGATATTACTGAGTCAGAGTAACTCGCATAAACAAGGTGACTATATGACAATTAACATATCGTTTTTACTGCCAAATCGAACTATTGCAGAAAATTGGATAGTTGATCTGCTAAATCAACCGGCTGAGGATGTGTACAACAAACTGTTAAAAATATCTTACGACAATGCCGATGGTTTGACGTGCAAAATTGGGAACGGATCGTTTGGTGATAAAGTTACATGGAATCAAATCATGCGAACGGCTAAAATTCCCAATCCCATAGTATCCAAGCGCAAAGGCTATCAGTTAGTGACGTTTACAGTTGGCAGATAAACAATCAACAAGGCATCCCAAGGGGTGCCTGATTGATCGGACTAAGCCGACAAACAAACAAGGTGACTATATGACTCTAAAACAACTCAACGAAAAATATGCTTTTATAGCAACAATAGCTAAAAGCAATTCAAGCTATGGTAATTACATTGTACGATTAAAGAAACCACTTAATGCCTTCGAGTTTTTCTTCAAATTATCTGACATTGTACGTTTTCTTGATTCGCACGTTAGAGATTTACGCTCTGGTAACTGCTTATAACGCTCAACAGGCTATCCCACGGGGTAGCCGATTGATCGGACTAAGCCGACAACAAAAAGGTGACTATATGCAAAAACAAATCAGATATGACCGTTGGTTTCTTATCGACACTAGTGAGGGTACCGTAGCAATACCTCAAGACTATATCGGCAAAACGCTACAAATTACCGCTAGTGACGTTGAAGATTATATCCACGGTAATTTTTTAGGTTTTGAGGTTGTCGATGGCTACGGCGCTAGATTGTCAATGCTTGGATATCTTGATTGCACGGAATGGACGGTTTTTAAGACTGAAGAGGAGGCTGACCAATACCTGTGCGACCTAGAAGGATAACGCTCAACAGGCTATCCCACGGGGTAGCCGATTGATCGGGATTATCCGACAACAAACAAGGGTGACTATATGAAAGTAATAGTCGGAATGTGGGCAAAATATAAAAACTTAGAATGTAAGATTGTCGATATCCTTGCATTAGGTAACAAGGCAACTGTTACGCTGCATTGTTGGGACGGGCCGAACCGTTATGAATATGTATGCAAAAACACCGATTTACAAGCTGTAAAGATCGGCGACGAATGGGTTATGGCAAATAGGGAGGTTGCATAATGTTTAACCCATTCGAATCTAAAACTATGAAACCTTATTGAGGTAACTATATGATCGGACTAATCCGACAATAAACAAGGGTGACTATATGGCAACATTAAGCAAAAACGGCACAGAAGTAGCTCGACTCATCAAACATCTACCTGATGGTGAGAATACTACCGAAAACGTAGTTAGATTATCAGTTAGATCCAACGGATATATTCTTAAGGCAAGTTACTGTACCTTTAAAGGCGATAGTTTTAGCAAACCCCGTAGACATACTTGGGGCTGGAAGCGTTACGCGAAGCTTAAAGAAGGCGGTAACGTTGACCGCTTAATTCAGCAGTATATTGCTAACGGATATCAACCCGAGAATAAGTAGTTAAAGAATCTTTAAATACTTACTAGATATCCTATCTGTCTACTGATAGTATAAGATTATTAACTGACTAAATGGTGACTAACATGAAAACGACAACAATAAGAGAAGTACAGCTACAATACGGCAAGAAGACTCCTTACGGTACCCTTACTGGGCCTGAATCGGTAGCAGAGTTTTTGCGTAAGGTGGCACCAAATAACGTTCAGGAGCACGTTATAGCGCTGTATCTTGATGCAGCTCATGCCCCAATCGGTTATAGCGTAGTTTCAACTGGAATCGCAAACGCATGTCCAGTGCATCCTAGAGAAGTTTACCAACGCGCTGTTTTGCTTGGAGCCGTGGCGATAATACTAGCCCACAATCATCCGAGTGGCGACTGTCAACCTTCAAAGGATGACGCGCTGATTACCGAAAAAATTAAAGAGGCCGGAAAAACGTTGGGCATTAAGTTGCTTGATCATGTCATATTCACAGATGAATCGTTTTACAGCTTTCAATCTAACGGTCGAATTTAATTAAAGGAATGATATGAAAAAGTTTATTTTTACATTGTGCTGCTTACCTAGCATTGCATTAGCGCAACCTTTCCAAGGGCTCCAAGGTCTAGAAGGCTTGCAAGGCTTAGGAACCTTATCCAACCCCCTACAGCCTCAACTAGCGCTACCTGTACCGCAACCAGCAGCGCCTAACGGCTACGCTATTATTGAACGCGATAGGCCGCTGCCATTGTTTCAGCTCGATGATGAAAACCGGACATATCGCAGCTACAAAGTAATCCCGCTTGATCGTAATGGGCAGTTAAGCCAACCAGCTATCACCAACCAGGAGTACTTAAACGATTTAATCTGGAGTGCAGGAAGAAAGAAAAGGTAAAGTTTCGCGCGGGCTTCGTCGATAGATGGAGCTCTCGGGTAATTGTACCCAATTAAACCAGGTGACTAACTATGAAAAGAATACTACTAGCGGCTCTTTTGGTCGCACAAACAGGATGCGGTCTATTGCTACCAGAGGTTATGGTTGCAGGTACAGCAGAAGGCTACCGTGCGTATGCTGACGGCAATTCGGCGCTAATAACTAATGCTAAGACGACCGATCCCTTGGGCGACTCCGCATCATGGCAACATCGGAAAGAACAAGAAAAGGAGATCACTAAAAGACGCTGCACAAACTGTGGCTTTTTTCAGAAGCTTACAAGTGCATCAAGCAAACCACCTCAGGAGGAGGGGAAGTACTAATTATGGAAAAAATACAAAATTTTACCCGATGGTTTTGGACTACAAGCGCGATAGTTGGAGCACCAGTTTTGCTACTCCTTTTGATCGTAGGTATACAACGTACTTTTTTTACATTGACCTGTGAGACCGCCGGTTTTGGTTGTGAGTATAGTTTCTCACGTACCGATGCGATGGCATCATATGTTGGTGACATTCTCGCTAGTAATGACGGCGATCTCGTCATGAAACCAAAACACAAACGATAAAACCTCTGGCGCGGTATACTGAATACTGTATACTGCGCTAGTTTAATCTTATAGGTGACTAAATGAAAATACTCGATATTACATACCCGTACTTTACCTTGCAATGGGCTGGTATGCCTTTTGAAGTTAAGGAAGAGCGTCTTGGAAGCACTCGCTGGTATACTCCAACGAATCCCGAGCGTGACAAAACACCATTACATTTTTTAACTGAACGCTACGACGCTGAGACCATTCAAGCTCTGATCATGGTTTGCGTTGATTCGTTTGAACAAGAGATGCGAATAATACTTGATGATCTGGATAAGGATCGCCACGAGTACGAAAACGCAACATTTAGCGAACGATATATCATTCACATGGTAGGTCACTAATATGAAAGTTATTGACGGTAATTTTCCTGAATACGTCATCTCGTGCAACGTAGACCACGACATCATCAAAACCTTGCTAATAGCTGTTAGCTGGCAAGACGATAAGAGCGTGTGGGTACTGGTATGGGATGAATTAGCCGCTGTGCTTGATACAATCGGCGTTACTTTTGAGAGTTTTCAAGAAGGATGCTCTGAAGCAATCGCAATGTACGAACGTGGCAGAGAAGTAATAGAGAAACGCAATCTAATGGAGATAGTACAATGAGCAAAGAAATTACAATCAGTGACAATAAGTTGGCAACGTTACGGAATACAATTGCACCAGGTCTATCAGACGCAGAGTTTGGACTGTTCGCAGAGATCGTGAAAAGCACAGGTTTAAACCCTTTTACGAAGGAAATCTGGGCTATTAAAGCCGGTGGACGATTGCAGCTAATGACTGGGATCAACGGATTCCTACGCATTGCTAATAGTCACCCCCAATACGATGGCATGGAAGTAGAGCACGAATGGGACGAAAAGGGCTTAGTCGCATGTACTGTAAAGGTACACCGCAAGGATCGCAAGTTCCCATCGGTTGCGACTGCGTACATGCAAGAATACCGTAAAAAAACTCCGGTATGGGATTCGATGCCTTCGGTAATGCTAGCGAAGTGCGCGAAAAGTTTGGCAATCCGTGAGGCTTTTATACAAGAGCTGGGTGGGCTTTATACTGCTGAGGAGATGCCGGCTAACTTTGCACCACCAAAAGAGATTATCGACCTTGGCAACCAAACAATCGCAACGGTTGATGTACAAACTGGTGAAGTTTTAGCAGAGGAAAAGGATGATATCCCTGCTGATTGGTCAGAAAGTCCGGTGAATAAACGAGCTCGAACGACGTACTACACGGTAGCTAACCTCGAAGGTGAAAAGAAAGAAGCAGCAATCAAGTACCTAGAAGCAAACGTGGCAAAACCAATATCAGAGGAGATCTGGCAATGTCCGATCAGGTTAGCAAAACTCACTAGCTGTATTATTGAGGATTACGAGGCTTAAACATGAACAAACACAACGATAGAACAACGATAAGAGATGCAAGAGCGTTAAGGATTACAGTACAAGAAGCACTGGCGCGGCAGGCATTAGGTTTGTCGCTTAGTGCAGAACAGAAACGCGCATTGCTTAGGTATAAAACACTAAAGGCAGTAGGTAGTAATTATGCCAAGAACTAAAACCAATTTTACGCCAGTTTATAAAAGGATTTCTAAAACAGGTAAGAGATATGATTCAAGCAAAGCAGGATACACAAGATACACAGTACATATTGAAGAAACGACGCTCAAGGAGTTTAAGCATAGATGCGAAAGTGAAAGCATCACAGCAGCCGAAGGTATATCGGAAGCGGTGCGGTATTGGCTTGGGAGTTTCTAAGTCTATGACGTATGAAGAGCTCTACAAACATCTAGCCAATTTTGCAGCAGAACAATGGGAGCAGTTGCCAAAACATGCTTCTGACTGGGAGCGCGGCCAAATTGATGGATTGTTTTGGGCTATGGATAAGTTAGATGAGCTAGTCGAAAAGGAATAAAAAACCCCGCAGGGGCTCAACTAAAAGCTGAGTCTTACGGGGCAAAACCTAGGTGACTAAACCAGGTACTACGATTTTAACATGGGGGAATAAAATGAGCAAACCAATTAAAACATGGCGGGAAAAGGGGCTAGAAATAGCACTTTGGGATAACGGTAAAAACAAGTCCTACACTTGGCGCAAGACCTATAAGAATAAGGAAACTGGCGAGTATGTTGTGGCCAAGGCTCTGTTTAAGTCCGATCTAAAGATACTTGCTGACCTTTGTGATCAGGCTTATCGACATGCTGAGGTTCAAGAGGAACCGTTTCAAACTTTAAACGCAAAAGTCGATGAAATCATAGACAAGCTGGTTGATGATTTAGACATCCCATTTTAGGAGCGCTAAGACGATGGAAACTAAAATTTATTCAAAACATACTATCACAGACGGCAAATGGGAGATTGTTTTACACGTTTTAGAGGAACCAGACAGGCTTGAGATACTAGATTTGCGGCAAAATATGCGGGTTCTGCTGGATAAACTCTATAGCAGTGATGCTGTTTCAATAGCTAAAACAATGCTTAATGAGCTTATGAGCGCGACAAGGGTAGAAGTTAGGCCGTTGTATGGTCCGATTATCATAGGCACGAAGGAGGAACATGGAAGAGCATAATGGATCTTTTTGGGTAGCCTTCCTTATTGGGCTTGCTTTGGGTGGCGCTATCATTCGGGAAGTGCTTACCTACAAAAGCAAACCACGAGAAGAAGTAAGATTGATGGATACGGAGAAATGGTAAAAGCATGATCTACAGTTTAGTGGGCGAGTTGCCACGGCATATCTATTGTTTTGTCGACAGCACCTACACGCATAATGAGCCGCAAGGTTTTTTACCGTGTGTTTGGTTTGGCTTGGTGTCGTATTCTGGGAGAACCTGGGGTTGTACTATTATGCTTGAGAGCGGTTCGATATATCGAAACGTCCCCTCTCATGCGATAGCTTTTGAAGAGTTTCCAGTAGAACGTTGGGCGGCAGACGAGGCTCAAACCTGGGATTGTTATGGCGAGCAGTTTACTACGTTAGAGTACAAGTATCTTGCTGGTTTAGAGTGTAAAGCTAAATGCAAAGATCATTCTTACCAAGGTACTTATTTGTTTACTGTTGCTCCTGTAGGTGATGGATTTTCTGCGTATCCTGACCAAGCTAAAGAGTTTTGCTTTATTGAGCTTAACCTTGGCAGATTGACCATTCAACCGACTAACCATGTAGTGTTCAGAGAGCGTAGTTTTACAGACAATAAGCTGGAGTTTCCTAGCGGATTGCGACGACAAACGGATGTATGGAGTGCAGAATGAAAACACCTGAAGAGTTGGCGCAGTATTGAGAAAAATTATGAGCGGTTGGATCAGCATAGAAGATGAATTACCAAAAGAAGGCACGGCAGTTTATGTCATTGGTAAAGATAAAGAGTGTGTACATTTATCAATTTTAAAAGACGGTAAGTGGACGCTTTATCAAGGTAGTGAAGTTACCCATTGGACGCCAATGGTGAGCAAGATTGAGTGGGAGCAGAAATGAAAGCAGTAATTGAAAGTACATTAATTGTGCTTTTATTCGTAACTAGCACCGTAGTTGTTTTATTTTTGTTGGCATTTATTTTTACATCGGTATCCAAACTAAAACCAGAAACAAAATGCATTATTGAATTTTCCGACGGTTTAAAGCGGCAAGCCTCAAACTGTGATATTTACCGAGACTCCACCAATCTTGATTGCAACGAAATAAATTATTCTATGTATGCCGTAAAGTCGTGGGAGTGCAAATGAAAACACCTGAAGAGTTGGCGGAGGAGTTTGCAGATAGTGGATTATATCGCCTCAAGCGGTATGTAGATGGAAGAGTTAAGCCGTCTCAAGGAGCACTAGGATTGCAGAATAGAGCGTGTAAATACGGCTTTCTTGCTGGATATCAAGCCGCAAAGGATCAGTTTGCTGACAGTAGCAAGGTGATGCCTCAGTGGATCTCGGTGAAGGATAGGCTGCCGGAGATATGGGATGACTACCTAGCTTTTGGATACGGTCCAACGATTCCTGCTTGTTGTTTTGTTGCAGCATATGATCCGAAAATAAATAAATGGTACGAGATGAGCACTGATTGGGATTTAACAGAGACAATTAAGTATTGGATGCCGCTACCCAAAACACCGGAGGACGAATGAAAACACCTGAACAGTTGGCGGTAGAATGGCACAAAGCAATTATGGCGAATGGTAGAGATCCCGATGGGGCAGATGGTTATGTCGCTGGATACAATGCAGCTATGGCGCAACTACATCCTATGAAAGAGCATCTGCGAATTATGCGTAAGTTTGTAGCACAATTAAACGCTATAAATGACGCTATGCAAGATGAAATAGAACAATGGGGAGATTAGATGAAAACTGTCGAGCAACTAGCAGATGAATATACCCAAGCGTGGTGGGGACCTCGCGAGGACAATATGAGCCTTGCGACAAGACAGGCGTTTATGGCTGGTTTTAGAGCCGGAGAAAGAATGAACTGGACTCAATTATCACGCAAACAACCGTATGACGGCGACCGCTGTTTAGTAACAGCACCAGAATGGAATATCGTTTTAGATGCTACGTGGAACTGTAACGATACTGGCATATTTTTTGCACATGAAGCATTTGATGAAAAGTTTCACAAAATCTTGCCGAGTGATGCTACACTTTACTGGACTTTCGCACCTAAACTAATAAAGGATGAAAATGCCCCTCAATAAGAAAGGTCTCAAGATACGCGCCGCAATGGAAAAGTACTATGGCAAGGATGAGGGTGATGCAGTATTCTACGCATCTGAAAAATCCGGCAAAATAAAAGACGTAAAGAAGAAAACAAGCAAGAAAAAGTAAGAAGTAAACATGTACAACATTTCCGAATCAACCGAACACGATAAACATGTTGTTAAACTTTATGCTGTAACAGAAACAAAAAGTGGTCTCATGTTAAGTTTCAAAAGTTTGTGGGGTTGGTACAGTGGCACCCTAAATTTATGGGTAAAAGATGATCACGATCCACTAGAAACATTTTGGAAGGACTTGGTTGGAAAAGAAAATCCAACGCCAGAAGAGGCACATGATGTTTTGAAAAAACCACTGTTAGCTACTGTTGAAAGGATAAAACGAGGTAAAAATCGACCGACTTTGACTTACATCACTAAATTACATTCAATGCAATAATGGTAAACTCAAGAGCCAAGGGCGCACGAGCTGAACGAGAACTAGCAAACCGTCTAAAAGAGTTAGGATACACTGCACGACGTGGACAACAATTCTGTGGTGCTAATGGTGATTCTGATGTTGTTTGTACTGAGCTTGCTCATTATCATATCGAGTGCAAAATGGTAGAAGCACTGAACATTGATAAAGCTATCGACCAAGCTACACGAGATTGCAAAGACAAAACACCTATTGTAGTGCATCGTAAAAATCATAAGCCTTGGCTTGTTACAATGTTCTTAGAAGACTGGATAAAGTTACAAAAAGATGAAGCTAAAAGCTCCGATTGCAGCGAATGAAGATAGTTCACTTATTCAACCTGAGCGCCTCCTTTGGCTTGCAGTTTTAGAGCGAGCTTTAAAAGATTATTGTTACTTCTTTCACCGCTTATGTGGTTGCGACCAAGGGGATCGGGTACTACGCTCTATCGACAAATATAAAGGCCACAAAATCGGTTATAACTATCGGAAGGTATGTTTTGAGTACGACCGTTTAAACTGGTTCCTATTCGATAAATCCCTTGAACCTTTCAACCTAGAATACATCTGCCAACAGCTTTACGATGATGGTTCCGGGATGGCTGAATCGTTTAGGCGCGAAGCAAAGAAAACCTTTAATCGTCATGTCATTGATTCTAAAGCTGAACTAATTTACCCAACCATTTTAGAATATATCAGGCAATATACTAACGAGCCCATAGTCGAAGGTGAGCCACTAGATCCCGATTGCTTGCGCTGGAAACGCTACAGGTTATTTAACGCTGAGCCTTAGCAGCTTTATGCGCTAAGCCAACGCCGATAAGAGTGATGCCAGCGTCCTCCAGATAAGGCTGTACCACACGGATACCTTCGCCCAAATGAGCAGCGGCAACGGCTATCCAGGGCTGCTCTGGAAACAAAGGCGCAACAGCTAGCAATGCCTGCAAAATAGCTGAAGCAAAGATTAGCCCTGCACCGATAATGGTCTTCTTACCATCCAAAAACTGACCAACCTTAGTTTGAGAAAACACCCACCTAATTATCCGATTCATAACGCTCCTTTCATCGACAAAATTACACCATTTCCAGGTCTACAAAATTCTACTTCTTTAAGTGCTAGTCTAGCTGCATTGTCTAAACCTGGGTCTTGGCACTGCTGACCAACTCGCCATGCCGTAACCCTTGGATACCATTCGACCGGCTTTTGACCACAGCCAGCAATCAACACAATTAAAAGCAGCAGCCGCTTCATCGTTTACGCTCGAGTAGTTGGTCAAGTTTCTGGTCGATTCTTTCAAGCCGGTTGCTCATACCCTTCACCTCAACCTGCAATACTTCTACCTGAGTTGTGAGCTTATACTTGCTCAATTCTAGGTCTTTAAGCGTACCCTTAACTTGCCTATAGTCCATCCCTGCCAAGGTCACCACGACCCCTATAGCGGTTTTAATGATGATATCCAGCCAATAGGTGAGCTTAGTAACATCATCCATACCTAGTGCACCCTGCCACCACCATAAGCGCTAATGATTACCAGGTCTGCTTCACTAATCCCTGACATTAACTGCATGAAACGAGTCATAGCCAGCTTACTACCAGAGATACCATACCGGTCACCCACTGGACCAAATCGTTGCCCTAATAAAATACAACCAGTAGTATCCGCATTAGTATTGCCAACGTGAATCAATATCTCGCTACGCTCCGGCACATCCATCACCTTGTAGCATAAGCCAAACTTAGGCGACCTATGCAGTTTAATCTTATACCTACCTTGTGGGATGCAAGAGATCATCCGTTCGTTATCACGCCATGACTCTTCCAGCGTCACAAACTCAGGCTTATCGCCTACCATCATGACGCCAAAAGTTGCACCATCATGTTCAGTAACACGAACGATCTTCAGCATTACTCTGGCCTAATTGGGAACACCCATAATCGTGCATCTGGCCCTTGGTTTGTCAAAGCGCGTAAGTCTGCCCGATATGTAGCATAAGCAGCCTTGTCTACTGGCACATCTGGCAGTTGCGTATAATCTGTGCTCTGAAGTTCGCTACGTCTCCATATCTTTATACGCTCTACCAAGTAATCATTCGGTACTTCGTCTGCTACTTCAAAAGGTGCTACAAAATTTGTCCAATCCATAAATTATACCTCGTATGTACAAGTCCAGCTAAGTTGATCATTATTTGCTAATGCGAGTGAAGGTGTGTTTCCAAAGTATCCACCTGCCGCCGTAGCATCAGACGAAAACGTTATAGTAGTTGTGGTTGCTTGTATTACTTGCAAAACAAATTGCTGATTTGCAGAAGCATCGTAAAAAGTTGCATTGCCAATAGTTTTAAAACCACCTACAGCACCTACACCAGTAACAGGTAAGGTAATAGTAATAGCGTTGCCGGCTGTACCTGCTGCGGTTGCGGTAATGTTACCCTGATATGTCACACGATTAGATTCTGGGACGTATTTACAGTAAGTATTAGTAAACGCAACAGATCCGCTTTGAGTAAGTGTAGGCGTAAAAGCTACATATGAAATTGATGGATTTAAAACGTAAGCAAAAGCACCGTTTACATAAATGTTGTAAAACAAGTTTGCTTGCAACATTCCAGCTTTGAGTGCTTGACCAGCACGATCTAAAAGATTGATTACACCTAATCCACTTATGTTGATTGTAGTGGCTCCAGTATTTGCTGCACCATCCTTTGCAAAACTATAGAATCCAAAAGCTCCAGTGTACCCTGAATTGCTTATCGGTGGTGATGGATTTATAACTACTGCGTTTGCTGTTCCGCTTGATGTGCCTAAAAACGTAGAAGCAATGCTTTGAATTTCTGCTGATGATTGTGTTAGTTGAAACTGCGTCCCATCATATACAACTTCGCACAATTGATTTGCTCTAATATACCCCGTTGGTGCAGCAGCATTATTTGATGCAAGATGTATGTTCTTAGCTCCTACGCTGTTTACATTCAATGTTGCAGCACCAGTATTAGCTGTATGAGCTATAAACAAAAACCGTTGACCTGTAACGTAAGCAGTAATAGCAGGGCTTAACGTAATAGTGTAAGCAGTCGCCGTACCGCTAGAAGTTGCACCCCAAAGAGGTCCGCTATCTTGCACCTGAGACAAAGCAGCATAATCGTTTCTAGCTGTACCTAGCGCTACTCCAGTATGCTTGTAACCACCCATAGGAAGGTTATTTGTCGGAGTATTTTGTCCATCCTTTGCAATGGTGTTATTGATGCCAGTAGCGAAATCATTGTCCTGAGTATCGTGGCGACCTGCCTCAATGCCAATACCTGAAGCAGCATCACCTGACCAACCGCCTGTTCCTGCATTTCCTTTAGAGTATGTCCCTCCGCTCCAACTCATACTATGCTATCTCCGATTTGAACTTACTTACTCGCTTTAAATACTGCTCTGTCTCATCTGGCAAAGTGCCATATTTCAAAATACCGCTAAGAGTTTGGGGCTTACCCTTTTGTCCTAACTTCTTTAGTTGTTTTTGTATGTTACCTTCGCCCCAGTTGTAGGCAGCAAGAGCTAACTTTTCATCACCAAATTTATCAATTAGTTGCTTAAGGTACTTTGCTCCACCTTGCACATTTTCAGCAGGATCAAACGCATCAGCTACACCTAACATCTTTGCTGTGTCTGGCATTAATTGCATCAAACCTTGTGCGCCTACTTTGCTCTTGGCCGAAGGATTAAAGTTGCTTTCTGCTTTGATTACAGCTTTTACAAGTGATGGCGATATACCATGAGTTGCAGCAGCATCGTCTGCCAACATGCTTATGTTTTGTTTAGTAGCTTTCTCGGTAGTTGGTTCAGAACCTCTTAATTGCTGTAATTCTTTACGAGCATTTTCAATTTCAGCATCTATATCAATGTTAGTTGTATCAGTTGTTGATATTGGCGATTCAGTTGGAGTAGCTGTTGCATATTGTTGCAATGCGCGTGTTATAGCATTTTCGCCAATTGGTATTTCTGGCGTTATGTTGCCAAGTCCAGAAAGCGTACGTCCTGTAAGTTGTTGCCCTTTTTTGGTTCCTAGCAAACCAAGCCCACCACTTATTAAGGCACCTAATAAAGGATTGCCAGTCAATACGGATGCGCCTACCAAACCACCGCCACCAGTTGTATAAAGCAAAGCACGGCGCAAATCTTGTGGGGTCCATCCTTGACCAGCAGCACGAACTTGCTTTTCTAATACTGGCTCTACAACTATTAAATCTTGTTTGCTCTTATTTAAATCTTTTACTTCTGGTGCGTTCTTTTCAATAGTTGTTTTTACATCACCATAAAACTTACGCCAAAACGTAGGATCTGTTTCTGGAGATGATTTCCAATTCTCGCCAATTGCTTTCTTTTGTTGATTCAAATAAACCAGCGAACCTTGACCTTGTTCTTTTAAGGCATTTAAAAACGTATTAACCTTATCTTTGTAGAACTGCACTTTATCAGCAGGAGCTTTAGTATTTATCCAATTTAGAGTGTTATCTAATCGAGGTATAATGCCAGTTTGTCTCGTTGCATCTACATTTTGCAAAACATTCTGAATAGCATCTTCCGTAGCGGATTTTGCTTCTTGTAAATTATTATATAAAACGTTTGGATCTGTGGATGTTCCCAGTTGCTTATTAGCAATGATATTATCAGCTGATTTTTGAACTTGTGAAACGTATGTACCAGGAATGGTTTCAACGATTTGATTTTTATTAACTTTAGTATAATTAGATTTAGTTAAACCTAATGCACTACGTTGTAATGATTTGCCTGTCTCTGCTAATGCTGGTACTGCTTTAGTCGTAATTGCACTAACTGATGCTGGGGCCAGTAATGCTCCCGCTAATTGCAATCCTGGGCTTTCAGGCGCAGCAAATTGTGCGGCTTTAAATCCCAAATATGATGCTAATCCTGAACCTACTTGTGAAGCAACTTTAGCTTTTGATAATGGTGAAGGAGCTAAAAACGACATTGCTTCTTGTGGTAGCGTTTCAGGTCGCACATCAAGTTTTTGTGCAAGGTCAGTTTTTGCTTTTGCTAATTCTTTACTTAGAGCAAAATATCGTGCTTCTTCTGGACTAGCGCCTAAACCTCGTGCTGCTGCTGTAATTGGTAATGACAATACATCTAACAAACCTGCACCGGCCGTAGCTGCTGCTGCTGGAATATCAAAACCAAATTGTCTTGCAGAATATGATGTAGCTTCAGGGGTGACAATAGGCACCGATTCTTGTTCACTGTTTAGTGCTGCCAACTCTGCTCTAGCTGCTGCTATTTCTGCATCTAAATCGCTCATATTTATTTCATCCTACGAGCTTTTGCCGCTGCTATTTCGGCGCGTAATTCAGCGAGAATTGCTAATTTATCTGTTTCTGGTTGTGCCTCTACGTCAGATTTATTAGCAAGTTGCTTACTTGCGTCAAGTTTTGATTGTAAGCGTTTGGCAATGGATTCAGTTCCAGACAAAGGTACTCCCATTATTGTTGGGCCTTGAATAGAATTCTTTTGTTGTCGTAAGTCGGTATCACTTAATTGACTTGTTTGCCCAGATACTCGTGCGAGTGCAGCAAGTGAACCATTCAATTTGCTCCAAGCCAATTCTGCTGGAGTTCCTGGTATTAACTTATCGCGGTTAAATTCCGCAGCATTAAGCTTTAAATTTTTGAATGTTTGCTCTAAATCTTGTACAATACCGAAAGCATTTTTGCGTTCTTGTGTTGCTGGAGTCGCACCCTGTGCCATTTCTATTTCTTTTTGCTTCTTGTAAATGTCGCGAGATTCTTTTGCAGTTAAGCCAGGAATTATCGGTATTGTTTCAGTTTCTGGTTGTGCAAAAAGACTTGCATATTCACTTGGTATATTTCCACCTTCCAGCGCTTTCAATACCACAGCTTGCTTTAGTTTTTGCGCCTGTAATTGTTGACCTAATGGACTCAATTCAAAGTTTGCACCCGCAGTAAGCTCTCCTACTTTCTGACGCTGTATCAATTG